CTCCAATAATTTTTTCCTTCAGTTCCACATCTACGTTTACAATATCTACAAATCATGGAACAAATATTTCTTTTTCGTTCAATATACAAGCCTGTAAAAACTCTAACTGTTCTTTAGTTAGAATTATTTCTCCACCGAAATCATCATTTATCTTCCAGGTTCCATCTTCATTATCACTAAGTACTGGACAGCAGCCTCTTCTACACAATATTATACTTTTCATGTTCCTATTTCTCCCTCAAAGAGTTTTAAACATATTTCTTCTAAAGAAAACTCATCATCATTTAAACATATAATAGGATAAAGTTCGTCACGTAACGGGTTATCAACAACAGTAGTAAACTCAAGATTAAATTCTTTTAACATTCTCTCAAGTCTTTTACATAGATGACAGTTTGGTTTTGTGTAGATAGTTATTTTCATATTTATCCTTTCCTAATATTTTGACTAAAATATTTACTAGCATTACGAATAGCACGATGCATAGCTGGTCTCAGGAAAGGTCTGACTCCTGCTTTTTTTGCAGCTATCGGACTACCAACCGAGCCTATTGGTGTAGTTATACTACCATATTCATTGAATATAGCATATGGAGCAGATGCTCCTAGTTGAAAACCAGATTTTTCTAGACTTAAATAAATAGATTTTTTTAGTCTACCAGTATCTACTGGACACATTTGTTTAGCATATTTTTCTGCTTCTTTGGCAACATCACGAATTGTATTATTATATGGGTCTTCTTTACTAAGTTTTTCTATCATTGGAATCTTTATAGTAGCAGTTATTTGTATCATTTTAATCCAAAAATCTTTTTAATTTTTTTTTGTTCACGAATAGCAAGATATTCTTCTGGAGTAAGACCAAGACCTTTAGCTTTTCTTCTTCTTCGCCATTCTCTTGTTTCTTCTATTTTTTTTGTTTTGCTTTTTGTCATAAAGAATCTCCTGTTCCTTTAGAATCTTTTCACCAAGTATACGTTCACGTTTAGCAGCCTCATTTATCATACGTTTTTGTTCTTCTTCAAGTGGATAAACCTTTTTTTGTTTCACTGTTGGTTTTTTATCAGTTGGTTGAGGCTCAGTATTTGGCTGGTCAACTGGTATCTCTGGTAATTCTTTTGGCTCTGGAACTTTTTTTACATCAAGATTTACTACACCATCGTTTAACATACGTCTAGCTTCAACTATATCAATGATACCAGCATTATAGTTATTAACAGCACTATAAGACCGTACTTGTGTAATTTTTGCTTCAGTGAGTTCATCAATAAATATAGGATTCCATACTATTTTATATTTCCATATCATCCCTTTTGATTTAAGGAGTTGTTTATAGATTTTTTCTATAATAGGAGTAAGTATAACTTTCTGAATGTTTTCTACATCATGGATATATGCACCGAAACCTACTTCACTACCAGTAACATTACCAAGTTCTGCACCAGTGAGCATATGTGTAGGCATAACCATAACAGCAGCGATATTAGTATAAAAATAATCATAAAACGGTTTAGGGTCAATAGCTGTTGGATTATGAACTTTTACTTCATATGTCTGGTCATGTGCATAAGCAGATGGTCTTTTTTCATATAACTTAGCCATTGATTTCTCTTGGTCATCCTGCATATCCTGAATAGTTGTATCAACTATACCATGTGATGCCCATGCAAGTGTATCACCAGATGCTACATCACCCTCCATCTTGGAACGAAGACTATTACGAACTATGTTTACTTTTGATATCCCAAAACTACTAAATGGTAATCTATCTGTAGCATAATCAATAAGACGGTTAGGATGAATAAAAGTTTTTTCTGTCCCCTCTTGATAAACCCAGTATATCTTTTTTTCTCCTTTTGTCTTTGGTTCTTTACTAGTGATATGTTCAGAGTTTTTAACAAGTAAATTCAGAGGCTCACGGTTTTCATTTATATCTGAATCAATTGATATATTAGATGGTTCTATGAATGTTCGTTCAAGAAAACCAGTACCATAAATATTGGCACATACACCAGATAAAAAAAGTTTATACGGAAATTGTACACGTTTATCAAAAGTATAAATAACATCTAGAACTTTTTTATCAATTTCTTCATCATCATCAACAGGTTTAATAATAAACCAGTTACGCACAATATCAAGATTTTTTTTCTGTATCGCTTTATATAACATTGGTTCAGTTAGAATTATTTCACGCATTTGTTTAAGAGGAAGATTAGTTTTTGGCCTATCATTATAAAAAGCTAATGCTCCTTTCATACTACGTTGAATCTTACTCTTACTAACTTCTGGGGGTTCACCCCACTGTAATACTTGCTTACCAAATATTTTTAGTTCTTTTACCATTTTGTACCACTACACATGGTTGGTTTCCTAAACGGATTAAATTCAGTTATACTATATCTAAGTGCATCCAATAGGTGGTCATTCTTTTTAATTGGAACTTCTGTCTTGTTTTTTCTAAAGAGTTGTTTATCCTTCTCATAACGATAACTCTCTAGTTCTTTTATCAGATGCCTACATTTTTTATCAATATGGATAATATCATTTTTAAAAAAACTTTTAAGTTTGGATACACCCATGTCTATATCGTTATTGGCTTTACGGACACGGATACGTTTATTAGTCATGCTTTCTATCATACTTAGAGCTGATGGGTCAGCATATACCTTTTGGAAATTATATTTCATATCAAATGCTGCTATTGCTTCTGTTTTTTCTGCATCCACCATGCCAGTTTCATAAAACTCATCTTTTATAAAAAGGTTTTTATCATTATCAACTCCTATAACTAGGAGAGCAGCTGGATTCCTTGTACCATCATCAAACCCTGCCATATGATATTTTACTTCATGGTCACGATAGTTTCCTACATGTTTATTATAATTGAAATCTTTATATACTTGTCCCTCAAAACTACCCCATTCTCCATATAGATAACGTCTTTTATAATCCTCATCATAACTCTGTTCCATACCAGTTATATAATCAGCAGAGAGAAACGTGTTATCATAAGTAGTTGTATGGACAACATAATAATCAGGAAGTGGTTTTTCAAAAAACTTTTGATACACCCAGTTCATACGACCAGCAGGATTACCAGCCATTATACCTAAATTACGGTCTGTATGTCTAGCCCTAATCCTTCCCTGAAGCATAAGGAAAACATCTTCATCTATATCAACTGGTTCATCTATAGCGAAACCATCAAGGTTAAGACTTTTAAACTTTGATGCATCATCACAAGACCTGAACAGTACCTCACTACCATTAAAAAATTTGAAACTCATCGTACTAATATTGAAATATTTCTGAAGTTTTATATTAAGAGCAGCAGAATCTTCACCTAATTTAGAACGAGCAATATTTATTTGCTCCTGAAAAAGTCCTATTTCTTCAAGGAATGTTCTAACAACGGTATCCCTCAAATTTGGGATAGTCTGTGCACCAAAAAACCATAGACTCTTAGGATAACGCAGGCATTCCATTATCACTATATTGCTCATAAGTAGAGTCTTTCCAGCACCATATGCTCCACTATAGAGAATCATACGTTTATTATGTTTATTTATTGCATCAAGGACTTCTTTTTGCCTTGGGAGAAAAACCCTTGGGTATGGAATATTTATATTAATCATTATTCTGTAGTTGTTCAAAAATTTTTCGTGTAAGAACAAGTTCCTTATTTAGACTGTTAAAAAGTTTTTCACATTTAATTAAATGTTTATATGCATCCTCAAGAGTTGCTCGTTTATTATTCCACTCAAGCATCCCGATTATACCTCAAAGTGATTGTACCGCTAGGGATGATGGTAATCATAAAAATCAACGTATAGAAAATGCTATGTAGCACTCTGGTACAAACATCTCCCTAGTAACGGCATCGATTCCTTTAAAACAGTTTTAGCCCTCTTATCCCCGTGAATAGCAATCCACGCACCACTGTATTTAACTGTTCTTAAATAAGAATAGATTTTCTTTTTAAATAGTTTTATCTTAAAATTTCAATTTAAACCTCATTCTTTCCTTTCTAACCGCTTCAAACTCATCATCAAAATCAGGAAGACGATGTCCTTGTAATCTACTTTCACCAAGTCTTTTTTTACGTCTAAAATGTGCACCTTTTAATAACATTTTAATCCTAAATATTTCATCAGTTATGTATCGTTCATGTTTTTGAAATAATATTTTATCCCTGTTATCATAATAATATTTATATTGATATGTTCGTAGTTTTGTTAAATTCTCCATATAATGCTTTATAAAATAATCAGGATTTTTTTCTCTGAAGGTTTTGAAATTCCTTTTTACCTGGTTTTTAAATGTTATTATTCTACATTCTTCACAGTATTTCTGGTGATTACCTGTTTTTTTACAAATAACTCCGCATCTTCTACATATCACAAAATTCCCTCATCCATATCTTTCCACTGCATATAACACTCTCTGCACCAGGTATGACCACCAGCCATCCAGTATTCCTCAGCAGAAATAATTTTATGACAACCGTTACATTTCATAGAGAACCACCAGCATATTCCCATAGTTTATCCCATCCTTTTCTAATAACAATATTTTTACAATTATTACAAAGATGAAAAGTATAACAACCACCTGGAATACTAATATCATTCGTATGTCTATAAATCATACCATCCCAATATTTTTTATCAACTGGTTTTCCACATCTATTACAAAAACATTTACAACTCATTTTATATATCCTCCATCTTTATAATATTGATAACATTTTTTACAATAAACAATACCATTAAGCTCTATATATTTCCATTTCTTAGGTTCAATCTCATGACCACAACGGCTACATTTATAATGATAGAGACCACCATCACCAATTACTGTATGTGGTTTACGATATACAGGCATAGAGTTCACACTGGAACAGGGATTACATGAGTAATAATACCATCATTAATTATAACTTTTATGTAACCAAGAGGTAGTGGTGCATAACCTTTACGTTCCCCATAACTAGCAACACCAAGCTCATAATTAGTGAGGAAACTACCACAACTACAATGATACTGAACTTTTTGTTTCAACATTCCATCAACAAGTTCAAGTGGAGCAATAGATACATTTACACCAAGTTTATGTGTATGACCATTAGCTACTATATCCATATCTGCAAAGTTACGACTAGCATAATCAAGTTTGTTATATGCATGACCAGCACTGGTACCACCACCAATTCCATGACTAGTCTGTAAAAGAATTGTTTTATCATCATAACAGAGTTCAAAGAGTGATGTACCATCTCCTAGATATCTACAGCTGATTCGTTTACAAATCTTACGGAGTTCATTCATAGAATACCGTTTAATAACATTACCACCATGATTCCCACTATGAAGTCCTATTATTTTGTTTTTTATTGGTTCAATATGTTTCTCAAAGATTTCCCATTGTTCATCAAGCATCTGATTACTCTCCTCTGGGTTATAACGTGGGTCACCTGGGATTATTCCCTCTATCCAATCTCCTAGTCCTATTACTAATGCATCTGGATTGTTTTTTATTTCATCTATAACAGTTTTGAATTTCTCCAGCTTTCCCCTTGGGAAATGTGTATCTCCAATGAGATATAGTTCTATATGTTTTTTTAGGTTTATTTTATTTATTTCCATATTTTATCACACTTCTTTAAAAGCCATTTGTAAACCCCACCTCAGCTCTTTTTACTTTATTCCTATTATTCTTTATCTCCAGTTGTTTAGATAAACAACCATCACAACACCATTTGCTTCTACCATGTGCAATAGGTTCTTTACCACATTTACTACATAGTCCTCTTAGTATT